CCCACGCGCCCCGGCAAACACATCAAACTCACCCCAAAAGGAGCCGCCCGATGACCGAAACCACCGACGGCACAAGCCTGGATCAAATCCGGGCCCAGGTGCTAAAGCGCATTGCCTCCGGCGAGGCGCAGCAGTATAATACCTTGTATGGCGGTGGCAGCTTTCAAAGCTATGCCGATCATCCTAGACAAAGCTTTATCGGGCCGACAGGGAAACCTACTTCAGCTGCGGGGCTTTATCAGTTCGAACAGGGAACCTGGGATGATCAGAAGCGAAAGCTCGGGCTGAAGGATTTCACCCCGACTTCGCAAGATGATGCGGCTTGGGATTTAGCGCAAAGTCGCTATCGCGCGACAACGGGGAAGGATTTGGCTAATGAGTGGCGGAATGGAAATACTGACCTTAGTCCGCTTGCGCCTACATGGCCGAGCTTGGGCAGCTCCGGCAGCTCCGGTATGGCCACGGCTACGGGCGTGGCTCCGCAAGCTAGCTCAGGCGCTGGAACTGCTGGTGTTTTGGCCGGTGGTCCTGCTGATTCTGGTGATATGGCTGGTGGCTCTGCCCAGCCGGCTGGTAGCAAGGCTTATGCGGTTTTGCAAATGATGCAAAAGCTTGCACCGCAGCACCAGTTTACACCAGTGGACTACGATCCGTGGAAGTTTGTTCCGAAGGGATAAAGGGTTATTCTAATGGCTGACGATCTTATCCCGCAGTTTCAGCTAACGCCAGTGGATTACGATCCGTTTTCGGCTGCCTATGATTACGCGCAAAAATTGGCAAAGCAGCAAAGCAACAACGAATTGATGACTCATGCGGTGGGTATGCCAGCGCAGGGGCCTACAGCGGAAGATATGGCGAAAGATCCGAATCTGTCATTGGGGGTTCGTTTGGCGGCCAGGGCTACAGAAGCTGGACCGCTTGGCTGGCCCGGAGCTTTGGCTGGAGTGGTGGACAAGTTTCATCAGGTGGCTACTGGGCAGTCTTATCTGGAGCCGGGTAAAGCGCCGCTTACGCAGCAAGAGCTGGAAAAGCTGGGCATCAGCACGGGGCTGAATATGACCCTGGGCGGGATGACAGGTGATATGGTTCCAGGGAAACTGAAAATGGGCCTTGGAGGGGAAATTCCAGAGCTGGGTGAAGCCGCTGGCGGGCCAATTCCGCATGAGGTAATTTCGCCAAAGCTTTATGATTTGTATACTAAACATCAAGGTGATTTTGCCTATCCTGCGAGCAATCCGGGTTTGGATGTTCCCGCAGATAAGCCGCAGATGGCAGATTATCTGGCTGGAAAAAGCAGTTATCTTGATTTTGCTATGCACCCAGACACGACGATTACCGATCTGAAACATCCGATGGTTGCGGCTAAAGAGTATTATGAAAGTAATCCCAATTTGCATTTGGAAAAAGTTCCCCCGCAGCAGTTGACAAAGAAGTGGGATAAGAATACGGAGCTGGATAGCGAGTTAGAAAAGCAGCTGCATGGGCTTTTGTCGGAATATACAACTCAGGGCACGCCCGAGCTAGGCTCTGAAGGGCTGAAAATTCCCAAAGGCAATCAGCTTCTACAAGATTATCTTTCCGGAAAAATTAGTTATAATGAGTTCGGTAATAAGGCTACGCAAGAGGATTTTCAGCATCCGTATGTTAATCCGAAGCTTTATTCTGAAATGGCGAATGATTTGCCTAGCAACAAGGCGCACACTTTGCAGGACATAGCCGAGGCTAAAGCAGGGGTTAAAAAATCATCTTCGGTCGATCCGTTTACCGGCGAAGCCTGGGAAGGAAAGTGGGATTTGCACGAAGATGAGCCGTATCTTGCGGGGCTTGCGCCGCAGGGGCCAGCTTCGAATTCGGTTTATACCAATCCGGAATATTTGGCCAATCGCTACAGCCGCCCGGCCACTGAGCCGCCGATGGCGCGGGAAAAAGATCCGTATCATGTGGATGAGTGGACGGGAGAAGAGCTTGGCCCGGAGAAGTATTCTCCGCATTTGAAGCCAGTGAAGTGGGCTGAGTTGAAGGGAAAAAGTGAGCAGAATCTGCTTACGCCGGATATGCCGACTTATGGCCCGGCTGTAGAGCAAGGGTATAATCCGAATGTTTTGCTGCATCGTGGAATGTCTTCTCCGATCACTGGCGAAGCCTGGTGGGACCCAAGCACCAAACCCCGCGAGCGTGGCGTTTACGCGGCGGATGAGCCAAGAGTTTCCAGCTCGTATGGTAAATATCAGTACCCCGCTGTTGGCGCGTTTGACAAGCCGATGGAGATTGACTGGCCTACAGCCACCGGGCGGGATGCTTATTCCAGTTCCCATATGCCTGGGATAGTAGACGCGGCGAGGGAAGCAGGGGCTGATTTGCTGATAATACGGAATATTGAGGATATTGTAAGTTCTGGCAAGGCCAAGCACGATCAGTATGTTGTGCTTGATCCGCGCAAGCTGCGCGATCCGCAATTGGCAAAATTTGATCCCGCCCGCAAGGGGGAGAATAATTTGCTTGCGTCCATTGGTGGGGGTATGGTAGGATTGCCGGTAATGAAGAGCCTGTTGGCTCCAACTGAAGGGGAAAATAAATGAGCAAATCAGGAGCGCACTGCCACAAGCTGGTGAAAGAAACTGCTATCGAGATGGCCCATGAGTGCTATGCCACGCTAATGCACCGCAATGATTGGTACTGGGATTGGCAAGCAGCACATCCAAATATGGGGCCGAAGGCGCTAGAGCAGTTCTGGGTAGATAAGAAGTGGGGCGAGTTTGTAGAAGGAGCGCGGGCCACGCTTGCCGGGATGTTGAACTCACCCATTGATGAAGAGTTGAAAATGCAAATTTATAATGCACTCTGTCTTGACCAAACTCTCGTCCGCGGGCGTTTGGATAAACAGATAATTCTGGGTTAACAACAGGCAAGGGACTCACCCTGATGAACGACCAACAAACTGAGCAAGCGAATGAACCCCTTCCCTCTTCCGAGCCTATGGCAGAAGCTCCAGCTGGAGAATCTGCGGTTGCAGATGCGCCTGCTGTTGTGGCCGAGCCGGTGGCCCCGCCGAAGGAAGACTGGCGAGACAAAAGAATCGGCCAGCTGACGGCGCAGAAGAAGGCACTAGAGGCGAAAGCCCAGGCGCTGGAAATCCAGCTTCTGCAACGCCCTGGGGAAACCGATGCGAACTTCGAGGCCAGAGTGGAAGCTGCGGCCGAAGCCAAGGCTATTGAAAAAACGCAGGCGAATAAGTTCATAGATGAGTGTAATCGGGAAGCTGCTGCGGGCCGGAAGGCTTTTTCTGATTTCGATGATCGGATTAACAATCTGTCCAAACTTGTGGACAAAAGCGATCCGGTGAGCATTTCTAGCTACCAACAGCTGGTAAGTGCAGCACTGGAAACGGGCGAGGGTGCAAAGTTGCTACATTCGCTCGGAGCAGACCTTGATGAAGCCTCCCGAATCATGAGTCTTTCTCCGGTGAAACAGGGCATCGAGCTGGCGCGGATCGCTGCGCGGCAAGCTGCCCCGGTAAGCTCTGCCCCTCGCCCCATTCGACCGATTGGAAATCGCGGGGAAAGCCTGAATCAGGTGGACCCAGCGGATAAAGATCGGGGTGATAGTCTGGACACTCGCTCTTGGATGGAGCGCAGGGAACAGCAGATTGCTGAAGCGCAAAAGCGTAGATTTAGCCGCTGAGCTGAGCTGAAGCAAAGTTAAACTTTTCTGTTGGGGCAGTTTGCAATTGCCCCAACTGTTGAGCCGAAAGCACTCTCTTGCTTTCCAGTCTTGGTCCTGTCTGACCCTGTCGGCCCTAAAGAGTCTTGGGCACACTCATTCCCTGCCGCCGGCTGGATGCCGGGGCTTTCACCTCGAGGACCAAGACAATGGCCAATAGCCTTCTTACTATCAACATGATTACCCGCGAGGCCGTGCGCCTCTGGAAGAACTCCAACGCATTTCTGCAGAATGTGGACATGCAGTATGACGACAGCTTTGCGGTCACGGGCGCCAAGATCGGCTCCACGCTTCGCATTCGTCTGCCGAACGACTTCACTGTAACCACCGGCCCCGCGCTTTCCGTCCAGGACACCAACGAACAGTCCACCACGCTGACGCTGGCTACGCAGAAGCATGTGGATGTGAGCTATTCTACCCAAGACCGGACGATGAGCTTGGATGATTACTCCCAGCGCGTGCTTGCGCCTATGGTGAACAACCTGGCCGGTGCCGTGGCTGTGGATATCATGTCCGGCTCTGAAGGCGGCATTTGCAATTTCGTGGCGAATCAGGATGTGAACTATAACATTCTCTCCCCGAATCAGACCACCTATCTGAACGCTGGTGCGAGCCTGGATCTGAACTCAGCTCCCATTGCCAATCGTAAGATTGTCAACAGCCCCCGCACCGAAGCTCGCGTGATCGGTACGCTTTCTGGCCTGCTCAATCCGACCAGCGAGATCTCTCGCCAGTATGTCACCGGCCGTATGTATGACGCGCTGGGTTTCATCTGGATGAAGGATCAGACCACGATCACCCATACCAACGGGGCGCTCGCGCAGGGCTCGGCTACCGTCAATGGCGCTGGTCAAACCGGTCTGTCGATCACGGTCAACAGCCTTGCGGCTGGCCTGAACGTGGGTGATATTATCACCATTGCCGGCGTGTATGCGGTTAACCGCATTACCAAGCAGAGCACTGGTGAACTTCGTCAGTTTGCCGTCACCGCGACGGCGGCTTCTGGTGCGACCAGCATCAGCATCTACCCCGCCATCGTTCCGGCTCAGGGTGGTCAGGCTGTGCAGTATCAGACGGTTACGGCTTCGCCCGTGAACGGCGCTGCGGTTAACCCGGTGTCCGGTCTTGCGGCCAGCACCCAGTACCGCAAGAACTTCGCCTATGCGCCGGAAGCGGTCACGCTGGCCACTGCCGATCTTGAAATCCCCAAGGGAGTTCATGAAGCCGCGCGTGAGCAGTTCGACGGCGTGTCGATGCGTATGATTACCGACTACTTCATCGGCACCGATCAGCTCATCACTCGACTGGACGTTCTTTACGGTTATCTTTGGGTTCGTCCTGAGTGGGCCGTTGTCGTGGCGGATATCGTCTAAGGAGCAAAAGCTAATGACCAAAACCGAACATGATGGGTTCTGGTCTGCGCTCGAGGCGTTGGGGGGACAGTTTGTCCCTCCTTCGCTGACCGCTGCAGTGGAAAAAACCAGAGAAGAGATCAACCAGCTGGAACTGGATTTCCACAATGAAGTGGTGAAAGTGGAAGCTTTTGTCGCTCGTGTGGAAGACAAGCCGGCGGAAATTGAGGTCGAAGCTAAACAGCTGGAAGCTGGGGAGGTAACTGCTGATGCCCAGTAAGTCTCCTGCACAGCATCGGCTGATGGAAGCTGCCGCGCACACCAAGGGTGGTGTAGCTGGTGTGCCGCAAGCGGTAGGGAAAGAATTTGTCGCGGCTGACGTGGCGAAAAAACACCACATGGAGGAGGTGCATAAAGGCATCCATCATCATCTGGTGAAACAGGCCCATTCCGGGCATTACGGGCGCTAAATTCCAAAGGACTCACAATGGCACAGAACAGACTGCACACCGTATATCACGCGATGGATGCGAAGGGGCTTTTTGACCAAAACCCTGCGAACGTCAGTGCGAAAAACTCTGACGGGAACAGCATTTACGCCGGACCGCAGCAATTTCCCAAGATGTTCTATCATCCTCTGGGAGAGGAAAATGTCATCAACCCAGGTGAATGGGTGGATACAATTCGCGGTCCGGTGTTGCTGGGAGAGCAGAAAGAAATCATCAGCAAGGTTGCGAACAGTGCGGAAGAAGGAGCTCAGCTGGAAGCCGATGGCTGGTGGGATCACCCGGCTAAAGCTATGGCTGCACGTCCCGGCATGGACCCGAAAAAGGTTCCGCAGATTAGCTCCGATTCCCGAATTAAGGACTTGGAAGCTAAAATCGCCTCGCTGGAAGCGGAAAAGGCAAGGGCTTCAGGTCCTCGGCCTTCAGCTGTCGAGCCTAGTCCGCTGGCTAAGCTCGGTAAGCAGTAATTAACTCAAGATTGAGGTCTTCATCATGTCCCAGCTTTTGCCTGATTCAACCACTGTTGGAGACCTCATTAATGCCGCGTTGACTGAATGTGGCGCTGTTGGTGTGGGGCAGAGCCCGACGCAGCAGGATACTACCAATAGCTGGGCCAGACTGCAATGGATGTTGCAAGAATGGGAACGTAAGCGGTGGCTGGTCTACCAGCTGGTGACGTTGCTGCTGCCTAGCACCGGCTTGCAAAGCTATTCCGTCGGCCCCGGTGGGTACTATGACACCGGCGCTGGCTCTGCTCGCCCGGATAAGATTGAAGCTGCATTTTTACGTCAGTATCAGGGCGGCGGGGTGAACCCGGTGGATTATCCGCTGGAACTGCTGATCTCGATGGAAGACTACTCCCGGCTCACGCTGAAGACCCTTTCCAGTTGGACGCAATGCGTGTTTTATGATCCGGGTTGGCCGTTAGGGGCGCTTTATCCTTGGCCTATTCCTACGGCTAATATCTACGGCGTGGGCATTGTGGTCAAGCAGCAGCTGCCGACAAAATTTGCCAGCTTGGCCACGCAGATCTCACTCCCGTATGAATACTACAACGCGATAGTGCTGAATCTGGCCGTGCGGCTGCGAAGCATGTTTTCTATCGGGACTTATCTTGGTGATCCGCTTCCGGGTCTTGCAAAAGACTCTTTGAATGCCCTGCGGGGGGCTAATACTAAAATTTCCCGCTTGACGATGCCAGAACAGCTGACTCGTCCGGGCCTTTATAATATCTTCTCGGATAGAAGTTATTAAAGGTTTCGCCGGTAAGCTGTCTGGTCCCACCCTCTGACAAACCCCTAACCTTAGATCAGGAGATCTAAATGGCCAACTCTTTCATATCCTTCTTCCGCTCGTTTATCCCAGGTTACCGGATGATCGACGGCTCTGACCTGCTTACCCTGGTGAATGATCTCTACAGCTATCAGAACGGAATCACTGCGCTTGCTGGTGGTGGCCTCGCTGGTGCGCCGATTGTGGTTAATAACTACTCTCAAATCGACACCGTGGCGACGGCCAGTGATTCTATCGCATTGCCTGCGGCGACGCCGGGAGTGGAGTATGTGGTTAATAACAACGGGGCCAATACCTTGGCCGTGTTTGGTAGCTATAATCCGCAGAACGCTGCGCTGGACACTATTTTGGCCTCCGGTTCTGTCGGTGCCACGGGTGCGGCGAGTGTGACCCAGGCTTCAGGCAAGGTGGCGATTTATGCTTGCTACAAGGCCGGGGTGTGGAAGCAGCTGCTTTCTGCCTAACAATCAACAGCCAAGGGTGGATATCCCTGCCCTTGGTTTCTTTTTCTCCGGCTTTGGGTGTTTGCTGTGGCTCGTCTTCCCCTCATTGGTGGTGCGTATTCGGCCCGCTGGGTCGGGGCTAATGCCCAGCGGGCGATTAATCTTTACCCGGAGAATAATCCGAAAGGGATTTCTCCAGTACCAATGACGCATTATCAGCGGCCGGGGCTTGTGCCGCTGGGCGCGCAGAATAGCGCGGGAGATTTTAATTCCGATTTTAATTCGGATTTTTCTCTCTATGTCTCTAACGTGCCTATTGGTCAAGGGCGCGGGATGTATACTGCGAGCAATGGCGTAGGTTATTGCGTCATTGGACAGGGTCTTTATTTGATAAAGAGTAACTGGGCTCTGCAGCTGTTGGGAACTCTTCTGGTCACCAGCACCTCTATGGTTTCAATGATTGACAACGGAACCACGCTGATGCTGGTGGACGGCAGCACTGTGGGATATACCGTGACGTTGGCTACTAACGCATTTGCTGTTTACACAGATAGCACCGGGACGTTCACCGGCAGTACAAGATTGGATATTATCGACGGTTTTATCATTGGTAATCTGGTTGGAACAAATGCTTTCTTTTCTACCCTGAACAACGTCACAACGATTGACCCGACTTATGTCGCGGCGAAGAATAACTATCCGGGAGATATTGTAACCCTGGGTGTGACCAGAAGGCAGATTCTGCTTTTGGGTAATTTTAAGTCTGAAATCTGGTACGACGCCGGCAATGTCGGGTTTCCTTTTGCAGAATTGCCTGGGGCTAGTATTGAACACGGCTGCACAGCGGCTTATAGCTGGGCGACAGAGGATGTTAATACCTATTGGCTCGGGCAGGACCTGCAAGGTGCGGGGATAGTTTTTAAACAAACTGGTTACACTACGATGCGGGTGTCGAATCATGCGTTGGAAAATGCAATCTTGTCAATGATTAAAACCGTTGGGATTAGTGATGCTATTGGATATACCTATCAGCAAGGCGGGCATGTTTTCTACGGTTTGACTTTTCCAGCTGGAAATCAAACTTGGGTTTACGATGCTAGCATCGGTGATCCTAATCTTGCTTGGCATCAACGGTGCTGGACTGATCAAAACGGAAATTTGCAGCGGGATAGAATAGTCAGCACGGTTAATTTGTACGGTTTGAACGTGGGGCAAGATTGGCAATACGGTACGTTGTATATGCTGGATAGGGATACATATACCGATACTGTAAATGGTACGTTGGGAAATATCAGCTGTATTCGAACTTTTCCGCACATTCTTGCTGGTGCAAATCCCAACGGGCAACTGCAGGAAGCAGAAGGAAAAAGAGTCAAGTTTAACAACTTTGTCGCGGATATTGAAGTTGGCGATGTGCCGCTGGATGCCAACGGTGCTGCTGGTCAAGTTTTCCTGCGTGTAAGTTTGGATAGAGGTAAAAGTTTTGGCGAACCTATCCCGATGAGTTTGGGAACGCCAGGGCAATATCTGACAGAGCCAAAGTGGCAAGTGCTTGGCATTGGCCGCGATGTGGTTTTTGAACTCAGCTATTCAGCCGTCGGTTCAGTTGCACTGAACGGGGCTTGGGTTGACGTTCATGTGCTTAACAGCTAAGGCGCAAACGCAATGGTGACAGTAGCGACTGGGTATCAAAACTACCAAGGCTTTCCGCTGGGAAACACCCCAGTTGTTGATGGGCAAGGAAATCTGACTCTGCCCTGGGCCAGATTCCTAATCTCCCTCTGGCAACGGGCGGGGACTAATGGAACGCTGCAGGAAGCGTTTTATCTTCAACAGATTGGAAGCCAGATATACATTATCAATGCGGCCACGGGTGCGGAACAAGCGCTGCTTGGTACGGTCAGTAGCGTGGGATTGGTTTTTGACGGTGGTATTGTAGCGGTTGCTGGTAGCCCGGTCAGCAGCGTTGGAGCTTTTACTCTTACGGTGTCGGGGACTTCCGGTGGAGTGCCGTATTTTAGCTCCGGCAGTACTTGGCAAAGCAGCCCGGTGCTAGGGCAATATCAGCTGATGCTAGGTGGCGGAGCTGGGGCTTCGCCTAGCACACCGTTGGGTTTGGGTACTGGTTTTACCGTGCTGCATGGAAATTCTGTCGGCGAACCAAGTTGGGGCGCGGTGGCTTTGAATGCGGATGTGACTGGTGTGTTGCCGGTTGCAAATGGCGGTACGGGGCAGGCCGGAGGTTACACCGTGGCGACTTTGCCGTCAGGGCAATTGCAAGGCACCCGCAGCTGGGTTACAAATGCGGCGGCGGCAAGTTATGCGGTAGGGGCTACTGTTACTGCGGCTGTTTCGGGTGGTTATGTTATCCCGGTTTTCTTCAACGGTAGCGCATGGGTGGCGGGATGAACGCAAAGGCAAAGCCGTTTCTGGTATTCGGGATGCCACGGTCGCGAACGGCGTGGTTGAGCCATTTTCTTGCCCCGTCACCGGGGGCGGTGGGGCATGATACGGCCATTGATTGTAAGACCATCGGGGATTTCATATCCCAATTCTACGGCCGGGATAGGCTTGCAGGAAGCTGCGAAACCGGGGCAATGATGGCTTGGCGGATTATCCGGCACAGGATGCCGGAGGCCAAACTGGTAGTCATCCAAAGGCCCGTGTCGGCGGTGGCTTTTAGCCTTGGGCGCTGCGGATTGTATCCAGGCTTGCTGGAGCTAGAACATCGTAAGACCTATTTGGAAGCTATCAGCCGATTGGACGGGACGAAGACAATAAGTTTCAACCAGCTGGCGCGTAAAGACGTTTGTGAGTTTTTGTACCAATTTTGCAATGGTGAAGCTCCGGCAAAAGGTCGCTGGGAATATTTTGCAGATTTCAATATCCAAGTTTCCATGCCGGAACGGCTTGCCAAGCTGCAGGCTAATGCCAAAGCATTGGCCGAGTTGAAAGATAGTGTGATGAAGGAAACGGCGGTTATATCTGCGGGGGAACAATGTTTGAGACTCAACTGAGAGAAGGTGCGCTGGCACCGAAGCTGGTGGTGGGGGAAGAGCTAAGCTGGCANGAGTTCTGGCGNGAAGCCGAGCCGCTAGCCAGGGCNCATTTTCACGAGGTGGACAATGGGGTGGATGATAGAAGGACTTTCGGGCCAAGGGCCGAGGTAATGGCGGATATGCACCAGCGNGGNATCATGCGGGTGATCGGAGCCAGGCTGGATGGGAAACTGGTAGGGTATTTTACCTGGAATGTGCTACCGGATATTGAAAGCTGGGGTACGCCGATGGCGATGCAAGGGGCCTGGTATGCAAAGCCAGAGGCCAAGGCTTTCGCGGTAGGGCATAAGATGTTTAAGGCTAGTATGGAGCTGCTTCGCAAGCTGGGAGTGCAGTATGTATTCCCCCATCATCGCCTGCAGGGCCGGGGTGAAGCCATCGGGCACTACTTTGAAAAACTGGGCGCAAAGCCTATACAAATAAGCTACTTCCTCTGGATAGGAGAACAGACAGATGGTTAGCGTATTACCAGCGGCAATTATCGGATCTGCAGGGGCCGGGCTTGTCGGCTCGTCCATGCAAGCAAATGCTATCGGAAGCGCAGCGCAGCAGCAAGCGGCTGCAGCACAAACGGCTGCACAGCAGCAGATGGCAATGTTTAACCAAGTGCAGCAGAATCTCTCCCCCTTCATGCAAGGCGGACAGACGGCGCTGCAGCAGCTTCAAGGCCTCACCGGCGCGGGGGCGGGTGGAAATCCGCTTACAGCTCCGCTTACAACCCCGTTCCAGCCGACGATGGCGCAGCTGCAGCAAACGCCGGGCTACCAGTTCTCTTTGGACCAAGGGCTGAAAGCCACGCAGAACAACTACGCGGCGCAGGGTCTTGGGGCTAGCGGAGCGGCCATGAAAGGTGCGGCGAACTACGCCGAAGGCCTGGCAGGGACTACGTATCAGCAGCAGTTTACCAATAATTTAACTCAAAATGCTCAAATCGCTAGCATTTTGCAGAATCAGGTAAATACCGGGGCAAATGCTGCTGCCGGGCTAAGCTCGGCCGGGATACAGTCGCAAGGGTTGGCCAATCAGGCTACTATGTCTGGTGCGGCGGCTAGCGCTGCAGGCACCGTTGGTCAGGCAAATGCTTATGCCAGTGGTATATCCGGACTTGGTAGTGCGGCAACAAATTACGGTTTGATTAATATGATGAATAATAACAGCATGTTTGGAACTCCAACAGCTACCAACGTGTTTAATAGTATGCCGCAAGCTGAATGGGCACAACCGTATGTAACGGAATAAGGAGTTTAAAATGGATATGTCGATGCTAGATGGCGCTGATGACGCGCCTGCTGCTGAGCCGACAGATGGGTCTGCTGCCCCGGCTCCGGCTTTGCCACCGCATTTGCAGGCTATGGATCAAATCCATTCCGCTAACAAAGCGC